TCGACGGCCGAGTTGGTGCCGCTAGCCTTGCCGAAGATGACGTAGCGGCTTTGCGTCGTGCTTGCGGTGTCGCCACCGAGAGCCGGGTTGCACCAGTTGTAGACGCTCGCCGTCTGCGTGGAGCCAGACAGCGTGACGGTCTTGTAGGTGCCGGTTTCCCAGTTGCCGGTAAAGGTGGCGACCTTGAGCGACAAAGATCCGCCGCCTCCGATACGCTCAAAGGTCAGCGGTTCCGCCCCACGGTCACCTTGCTCGACGCGGCGAACAGTCTTGGCAATACGCTCTGCCGCCGGGCGAGTGAATGTCACCCGCTCGGTCTTCGCGGCCTTGCCGTCTGGCTTTTGTGCCACGGCTCAGTCCTCGTAAACGGTGAGCACCAGGCGGGTGCCTTCGACGGCCGCCTTGGCGGCGTAGTCCCCAGCTGCCAGCCGCAACACAGCGGCCTCGCCAGCCTTGAGCCGGGCGGTTTCATGCAGCGTCCCGCCAGCGTAGCGACCGAAGCTCACCGTATGCGTCGTGGCACTTGCCAGCGAACGGGCGAAACACAGCCCAAGCGAGCCGAGAGTGGCCGTGGAAATCTGCGTGACGGCCGTACCCAGGTTCAGCGTGACCGAAAGCACGCCAGCCGTGGCGATGTCAGCCGTGACGCCAGACGCAGCGAATGACTGCGACAGGGCACCCTTACTGACCTGGCCGGTGATCGTGTAACTGATGTCGGGCATCGGTGCTCCTTAGAACGGCGGCGTGCCGAAGTAATTGGAAAAGTCCGCTTCTGGGTAGACGCGTCGCGTGAGAATGTCGGGCTCTTGATCGTCAGCCTTGAGCCCGCCTGCATTGGTCAACGCTCGCGGCGAGCCGGACGCCACCTTCTCGCCAGACTCTGGGTCTTTTACCCAGACGCGTTTCTTCTCGCCGCCTTCAAGGTAGTTCCAGCCGACATTCGGCAGAAGCAGGTTGTGACCGCTGGCCCGGTAAACAAGCTCGACGGTGATCTGCCAATACCGCAGCTCCGTGTCGTTAACCACCTCGGTGGCCTGCTGCCCGCTAATCCCAGCACATAGCCAAGTGTGAGCGGCACCACCAAGGTATGACGATGCGTTCACGCTGTTCGTGACAGCGGCCGCATTGGCCAGCGGGAACGTAGGGCGGTTGCCAGAAATCGACGCTCGCACTTCCGCCTCAAGCGTGGTCAGCCCCTCAAAGAAATCCTTGGCTGTATTCTGCAGCGGCTTCTTGGTTCCGTTGCCACTGCCGTCGTAGTAGACGAGCGCCGGCACCTGGGAACCGCCAGTGGAGAATGACCAAACGTCGGGCCGTGCCAGTGGATTCGGATCGAGTTCTTCCTGCTTCGGCAGTTCGTAGCTGTACGTGATCTCGGCGTGATGCCGATCCGTCTCCGTGACCTGAATGTTGAGGCACTTGAGATACGAAAACTCGGGGTGGGCGGCCGCGTGGAAAATCCCGACAGCGTTGACCAGCGTTTGCGTCGGCGTCGGCTCATCGACCGTGACGATGTATTTCCGCTCCGCAGTCGGAGCCTCTCCGAACTTGTGTGACGCTGTACGCGGGATGACTTCTCGGTAGGAGATGACGGCCATTACCCTGCAATCTCCACTGGTGCTGCGTTTGCCTTGGCGATCTCTCGCTTGATGTCCTGAAGCTCGCGCAGCTGCTTGCGGTACTCGGAGATCGCAGGATCTTCGCGGCCGGTCGCAAGGGCCAAGAATTGCGAAGCACCTGCACTGGTGCGGATGTCGTTGCCTTCAAGAGCCTGCTGCGAGCGGCGAGACAAGGCGTCTAGACGGTCAGCCTCGATGTCGGACAGACGTTCCTGTAACTGCTCCTGAAGATCGGCGACTTTCTTTTGCCGCTCTTCTTCCTTGCGTTGCCGTTCATCGGCCGCCTTCTGTGCAGCCTTCTCCGCTTCTTCTCTAGCCTTGGCGGCCCCGCTGGCAATGTCTGTCTCTCTGGCTGCCGCCTGGTCTAGTTGGGCCAGCCTGGCGGCAGCTGCATCGGCCGCCGCTTGATCGTTGGCCGCCCTGGCTGCAGCAAGCTCTTCCTCTACGCGGATGATCTCGCGTTCAATCGCCAGCACGTTCTCGGCCGCCTCGGCGCGCTGCGTGTCGCCGCCAAACTCGTTCTCTACTCGCAAACGCTCGACGGCCGCGTCGGCACGTTTCTGGTCGGCCTCAATCGCCGACTCGGCTGCACGCTTGGCCGCCTCTGCCTTACGTTCTTCTTCCTGTGCCGCTTCCTTAATTGTGTCGATTTGCGACCTGTAAGCCTCGGTCGCTTTTTCTACCTCTTGCTGGTACGCCGTTTCGTTGAGGATGCCTGCCTCTGCCTGCGACTGCAGATCAGCTAAAGCCTGCTGGAACTTGAAGGCCGCGTCAAATCCCGCCTGGCCGAACTGGGCAGACTCCTCGATTACCTTGTCCAATTCTGAACGCGATGACGCCAGCGCCTTGGCGAAGTCATTGAACCCTTCTGGATTGCCGACAACGATGTTTCCGGCAGCATCCACGACGGCATTGATGTCCTCTTCGACGCCGACGAACTCTTCTGCCTGGCCGAGAAAAAACTCGACGCTGTCCTTTAGGGATTGCAGCGTCTGCTGGATTCGCTCAAAGGCAGCCGTCAGGAACTCGGAGAACTTGATGATCGCTGTTCCTACGATCGGAATCTCCAGAATCTTTCGCCCCAAGTCCGCAAGGTAGTTGATGACATTTTGTACTGCCTGGTAGATAATTCGCGCAATCCGCTCGAACACGCTCCCCAGATAATCAAGCCCCTGCGAGAAGGATTCGACAACGCCTTCAAAAGCGAAGAAGTCACTGAGCGGCTGCAGTACGCTGTTCACAGCGTCATTGACTGCACGCATCCCGTCAGAGAAGAACTCGACAACTTCGCCGAGTATCTGAAAGACGGCGGCAGCAGGTCGCAAGGCGGTTCCGACAAGCGTTCCGATGACTTGAACCGATTGCCCAACAACTTCGATAACGATTCCGATGGCCGACGCGAACGGCGCAATAATGTCGCCGAGTGGCTCAATCACTGCATTTAGGCCAGCAATAGCAGAGGCAAGCCCCTGGCTGATTCCTTCGGCCAGACCAGCAAACGGCGTCAGAAGGTTTTGCGAGATGCCTTGGATAGCAACCTTGAGAGCGTCCAGCCCAGCGCCAAACTCGTCAATGTTGCGCCGGTCAATGTCATCAAGCCCAGCACCAAGCCGCTCAATGTCATTTGCGGCCGGTCCAAGGTTCTTAAAAAACGGGAGCAGTTGCGAGCCGCTCTTCCCAAACAACGCAACAGCAGCCGCTGTTCGCTGTGCAGGATCTTCAATTGAAGCCAGCCTGTCGCCAATAAGACGAATCTGATCTTCTTCTGACAGGCCATTGAGCGTGTCAATCTCAACACCAAGGCGTCCGAGCGCGTCCTGCGCTGCCTTGCTTTCTTCGTCTGCGCCGGCCAAAGTTTTCTGCAGCCGAGTCATTGCGCCAGTCAGGCTTTCAACTGAAACGCCAGAGCGGCTAGCGGCCTCTTCAAGCACTTGCACAAACTCGAATGAAACGCCTAGCTGATCTGCCAGGTTTCCAAGCGACTCAACTCTATCCTCAAGTTCAATCAGCCCGTTAGCAATAGCCCTCGCGCCGGTCGCAAACGCGGCAGTAGCTGCCAGTGCCGCCGTGAATGGGTTGGCGAGGCCAGCCACCGACTGGGCCAGCGAGCCAAAGCCTTGCGACAAGCCGCCGGAAAAAACACGCCCAAGTCCTTCGCCAGCGCTAGCAAGACCAGACAGCCGGCCGGCAACATTACCGATTGGCCCAGGAATAGCAGCCAGGATTCCAGACAACTCGTTGAAGGCAAGCGTGTTGCCAGTGCCAGCGCCATCCGCAGCAGCGTCATACTTCGCCGCTGCCGTAGTAGCCTTCGCATAATTCTGCGACGCACGCTGTAGTGCCGCGTTGTACGTGTCCTGCGTGATGCGGCCAGCCGCCAGGTGCTGGTTCAGTTCTTGCGCCTCTTGGTCGTACTTCTGCTGCGGAGTCAGGTTGGCTTGCGTGATCTGTGCTGCACGAGCCAACGCACGAGCCCGATCTTCTTCGGCCTGAGCGGCCGCCTCATTCGCGCCGCTCGCATCAGCCGCAGCACGGTCATACGTCTGCTGGGAAATGGCACCCTGCTGCAACAGTTCTCCAAGCCTGGCAAGCGTCGCCGCCCTTTGCTCTTCAGCGGTCGCTACCTGCTGCGTGACGCGTGCCCCTTCGGCAAACGCCGCCGCCGATGCGTTGGCATCCGCCACAATCGTTTTAAGTTCAGTGGCGTATTGCTCGGCCGAAACCTGGCCAGTGCGGAACGCACTGTTAAGGAACGCCAAGTCCGTGGCCACCTTCTGCTGGGCCTGGACCGCAGCTTCACTGGATCGCGTAAACGAGTCGAACAGCGATGCGGCACCGCTTGCCTGCTGACCAAGCTTTTGCAGTTGGCGATCCACCTGCGAAAGACCCTTGGTCATGCCACTGGCATTCGCCGTGAACTGCACGCCAAGTCCGATCTGCGTCGCCATCACTTGCCCATTGCTTGCTTCAGTCCCTCCAGCTGCTCAAGCAACTGGAGATCATGCTGCGGTGCCTTCTCAATCGGTACGAAATCTTCCGCCTTCGGTGTCTTGCCACGCGGGCAATACGGAGCCAGGGCAGCACTCGCAAGCAATCCAGTTTCCCGCCATGTGTCAGGCAGCGGCGAATAGAAGCGGTGGTACGCCATCCATTCGCTGAGCTCGCGGGAGTCCATGTCCCGCATCAGCTGCTTGACCGTCATGCCCAGGAAACCCGCCAGACGAAACATGAACCGCTTCGTCGGGCGGATGGCTAGTTTTTTGCGAGTTCCTCCACGTCCTTGTCGGTCAGAGCGTTGTGCTCCATCGCCTTCGTCCAAATGCGGCCGAGCACCTTGCTCGACTTCTTCGCCAGAGCCTGCACGCCTTCGTCGCCAGGGAAGAGCAGTTCGCCCTTCTCATCACACAGGCACTTCGCCAAGAACTTGGTGCGGAAGTTCTCCACGCCTTTGTTCTTGTTGATCACCCAATCGTTCTCGTAGGCGTCCCGCTCGCCGCACGACATGACTCGGCAGAACACAGATCCGCCCCACTCGGGCACCTTGATCTCCATGAGCCCCATGTCATCAGCCGCGAGAATCTGATCTTTCGTCAATGCCATTGGTTTCACCCGTCGAGGATCTTGAACGTCACGGTGTAACGGGTCACGCCGTTCAACTCAGGCGCAACGCTCAAGCCCTCATAGACTGCCTTGCACGTCAAGTTCGCACCGCCGCCGCTGATGGTCAGGTCATTTCGCACGCCATAGTTGGCGGTCGTGATGCCAGCCGAGCCGAGGCAGGTGAGAGACACGCTGCCAGACTCGTCGGTCCAAAGGACGCTGCGGCCCTTCGGCAGAGCACCGCCGTACGTCCACGCGAGGTCCGTGACCTCCGTGAACGTAGTGCTGCCGAAGGTGGCCGTGATCCCAGTGCTGTACGTCGCCACGGAAACCTCCGTGGGTCAGGCGTACTGGAACTCGGCCGACCCCTTGATCACGTCGTTGACCGCGAGCGTGATGGTGCAGCTGTTGCAGGTCGCCGCCCCGCTGATCGAAATTGGGCCGCCGACCGTAAGCGTTCCCGTCGCACCCTGGGCCAGCATGCCGGTGCCGATGAACTCCACAGAGACGCTCTTGCCTGTGTCGCCTGCGGAGCCCTTCAGCGGGCGGCTCATCGTCAACACAGTCGCACCAGTGGTCATGCCAAGGTGAGAGATGTCAATGTTGTCCTGGCCGGCGTTGTCTGCAATGGTCCACGTGAGACCCGTCAGGGTGCCGGTGAAGCCAGGAAACGTAAAAGTCGTGCCGGTGCCGGAATGTGGGGTCGTTGACATGGGCTCTAGGTCTCCTGCCACCAGATGTCGTAGGTCTGCTTCACCACGTAGAGGGGCGACTCAGCACCCTCTACTTCCACCAAATCGTCGGCCTCGTCTATGAGTGCCGTCTGCTTTACTTCCGTATTGTCAAGCGTGCCGCCGTATCCATCCAGAACGACGCGGCACTTGTCAGCCAGGTCTCGGGCCGACTCATACGTCTCGCCGTAGGCAAAAAGCTCCATCGTGACGCGGGGCACGCCGACCGGGGCGTTGAACGCCTGCTGACGCTCAATCCTGGCCCGCCTCCAGATGAGCAGCGGGTAGGTGATCTTCTGCGGCCCAACGTACCGCAGCGGGTAAATCCTGCCGCTGATGAGCGAGTTGACGGCCGTGGCGTTAACCAATGCCGTGCGGAGCACGAACTCAGGGGATTTCATAGCGAGCCCTTGGCGATGGTCTGGAACGCCAGTTCTTTGACGGCGGCGTTGAACGCCTTTTCCATTTCCGCCACCAGCATGCCTTCGACGTTGCTGCGTGTTTGCTCCCACGCAGAACGCACTGGCGGCCTGCCGAATCGACCACCCGCCGGCATCTTTCCGGTAGACACCAGGCGGCCGTCCTTGGTCTTGCGGAATCGCTCTTTCGTGCCGAACTCGACGAGCCCCTGGTGGTACCCGAGCTTCGTGTTGTCGTACGGCTCATTCATCTTGCGGCCGCTCTTGTAGCCAAGGATGGCGATGCCGACGCCGGTACGCGGGTACTTCTTTGTCTTCACGGCAATAGACCGCCGCAGGTTGCCGGTCTGGCCTTTCGGCGTGTTCGCCTTGAGAGCAGCCAGCGTGCCGCCTTGCTCGGCAGCCCGCTTGAGACCGGCAGCCATGTGCTTGGCGGCCAGGTTTTTCGGCAGCCCATCAAATGCCGCCCGCAGCCTTTCCAAGCCGGGCACGTTCATCGTGATGCGAATGCCGACTGTCTCAGCCATCGGTACGCTCCGAGCAGACGGCCTCATGCTCGCTGCGGTTGTTGTGCTCGAGCAGGCTGACGATCTCCAGTGTGCGATTGCGCCACGCGAACCGCATCGACTGCGTCAATCCAGGCAGATACCGCAGCCGTACGCGGTGCGTCAGTTGCGTCTGCTCTTGGCCGGCAATCATGGACTCACGGGCACTCACGCCTTCCACGCTCGCCCACACGGCCGACGAATTGCTCCACGACAGCACCTGCTCGCCGAGGGCATTCGTCGTGCCGCTGGCAATCTGCACCGTGACACGCTCTCGGAGCCGGCCGGCGTCGATCATCGGTAAGAGCCCCAGCGTTGCGAGTCGAGCAGGGACTTCACGCCGAACTCGATTTCCTTGGAGATACTGCCCGTGAGCACGCCGCTGCGGGCACCGTCGTACCAGTGGCCCACCAGCATCAGGATCGCGTGCCGGATCGCCGCCGGGACGCTCGTGCCGCTCGCCCCGTACCCGCCCCACCACGTCACGCTGATGGCGTTGTCATCCCGCAGATGCGGCGGCCACGTCTGGCCGTAGAGCGTCTTCACGGTGCCAGGCGTGCCGGCCCGGTCCACGC